GATTAGAAGCTGTTGATCGATCAAAGGATATTTATATTGTTGAAGGTCCTATCGATGCAATGTTTGTTCCCAACACAATTGCGACTTGCGGCGGTGACTTGCATAGAGAAGTTGACCTTGCGGAGCTGCCAAAGGATAAGGTTGTAATTGTTTATGATAATGAACCCAGGAACAAGGATACTTGCAAGAAGATTGAGTCGTGTATTGACAAAGGATACCGAGTGTGTATTTGGTCAGATGATGTATTGCAAAAAGATATAAATGATATGGTAAGAGCAGGTCGTTCTGCAGAAAAACTGGTTGACATTATTAAAGAAAACACTTATATTGATCTAGAAGCTAAAATGAAATTGACTGCATGGAGAAAGTGCTAGTGCACTATAATAGGACCATAAAACTAATCGAAGCATTGCCTGACGAGCCTGATAATAAGATAGTATGGGTTGTTTATAATAAAGATATGATTGCAAATGCTAAGCAGCAAATCATTGAAGTTAAGGGGCAGGATTACTTTGATAAGTATGTTACTGTGACAAGTGGCGGTGATGAGGTTTCCGGTCGTAAAGTGACTAGTGTGATTATAGATGAAGTGCCTTCTAAATCTTCAATGTATTTTGACCCAATGTTACATGCAATGAAAGGAAACGGCTATGACTGAATTAGTCGCAAATGAATATGGCGTAGAATTCGACCATATTAAAATTAAGAAACTACGTATTCATAGAACCAATGGCATGTGGTTAGTCGAGTATCGGCGCGAACCACGTTGGCCTTTAGGTATTGATCGCTTCTGGTGGTTTGATGATGGCAAGTATGTTGAGTATACCGATGCATCTAATCGTGTAGATCATTTGATTGATCTTGGATATGTCAGCAAGACGCAGTTCCAGAAAGTTAAGGAATTTGAAATTGAGTGATGATGCTAAAGAAGTGGAAGAAATTCTTGAGATGTTGAATGAAGCTTTCAACGAACATGAAGTGACAACATATGACGATGTAATGGATTTTCTTCAAATGTTAAGGAGACAATTGCCTGAATGGTGTGATGACGATTATAATCCGGTGCTCGATTATATCGAAGAAGTTCTTTGGCGTGATAATGATATGAGGAATAGTTAATGAGTGAAGTGAATTTAGTAAGTATGTCTAAACCAAGTGCATATACTGGATGTGATAATGCTCAAGATTTAGTTGCATGGTGTGCTAGAGTATCAAATCCTGCAAATCAACAAAACCATAAAACCGGATCAAAGCTAGTAAGATCACTTCTTAGAGACAAACACTTTAGTCCATTGGAGATGGTAGATGTTTCACTCGAAATCAAAACCACACGAGATATCGCTCGCCAGATCCTGCGGCATCGTTCTTTCTCATTCCAAGAATACTCTCAACGTTACGCCGACCCAACGAAGGATCTTGGATTTGTTACAAGAGAAGCGCGACTTCAAGATAGTAAGAATCGTCAGGCATCCATTGAGTTGGGCCCAGATGAAAACCGACTGAAGGAAGAATGGAACATCATGCAGCAACAAACAATCAATGCTGCAAAGATGGCGTTTCAGTGGGCAATTGAGCGCGGTATTGCTAAGGAACAGGCACGAGCAGTCCTTCCTGAAGGTTGCACAGAGTCTGTAGTGATCATGAAGGGTTCGCTTCGCTCATGGGTTCACTATTGTCAGTTGCGTATGCAATGGGATACTCAGAAGGAGCATCGTATCGTTGCAGAACAATGCTGGGAGATCCTACGTGGGCACTTCCCTGATGTTATTAATGCAGTAGAAACTCTGAATGACTAAACTAACTGTCCAAGAATATGCAAATGGCGACTTATACATACAATTACCAGATGAATTGATGAATGACCTTGGCTGGACTGAGGATACAGAATTGGTTTGGATTATTGAAGATGATGGCAAAATTATATTAAGAAAGAATACTGATGATCCAAGTAACTAAAAGAGATGGCACAAAAGCACCTCTAGACATTAATAAGTTTCATAAGGTAGCAGCACATGCCTGCGAAGGCCTTGCAGGTGTTTCAGTCTCTGACTTGGAAATCAAGACACAGATTCAATTCTATAATAACATCAAGTCTGCAGAAATTCAAGAAGTTCTAATTAAAGCTGCTGCTGATCTCATCTCAGAAGAATCACCCAACTACCAATATGTGGCTGGTCGTTTAATCAACTATAACCTCCGTAAGGAAGTCTATGGTCAGTATGAGCCATGTTCATTAGTCCAACATTTTGCTTGTGTAAGTGATGCAGGGTATTATGATGAATCTTTGGCTGATGTATATGATGATGCAGAATGGACAGACCTGAATCGGTACATCGACCACGACCGTGATAACCTACTGACATATGCTGCCATGGAACAGTTCCGAGGCAAGTATCTGATCCGCAACCGTGTTACCAACAAGTTCTACGAAACACCTCAGATGGCCTTCATGCTGATTGCTATGACGTTGTTTCAAAACTATACCAAGGACAGAATTAAATGGGTAAAGGAATTATATGATGCAATTAGTACTTTTGATATTAGTCTTCCTACTCCAATTATGGCTGGCGTCAGGTCCCCTCAGCGTCAGTTTAGCTCGTGCGTACTTATTGAAACAGATGACTCGCTGGATTCGATAAATGCCACGGCGTCGGCGATTGTTAAATACGTCTCGCAAAAAGCGGGAATTGGCATTGGAGCTGGGCGGATTCGCGCTATTGGTAGTCCTATCCGTAACGGCGATGCTAGTCATACTGGTGTGGTACCATTCTGGAAACACTTTCAAACTGCTGTTAAGAGCTGTAGCCAAGGTGGCGTCAGAGGTGGTGCAGCAACTTTATATTATCCCCTATGGCATTATGAGGTCGAAGATCTTTTAGTCCTAAAGAATAATAAAGGCACTGAGGATAATCGTATTCGCCATCTTGACTATGGTGTTCAATTCAATAAGGTGATGTATGAAAGACTTTTGGCTGGAGGTAATATCACCCTCTTCTCACCTCATGATTGCCCGGATCTCTACGAAGCGTTCTTTCGAGATGTTGATGCGTTCCGTTCACTATATGAGAAGTATGAGAAGTCAACCAAGATCAGAAAGAAAACCATCCCTGCGATTGATCTATTCTCAGCCTTCATGCAGGAACGAAAAGATACAGGACGAATCTATTTGATGAATGTTGACCATGCTAATGATCATGGTTCATTCACCAAGGATGCTTTGATTAAGATGTCTAACCTATGTTGTGAAATCACACTACCGACTACGCCTTTGAAGGATATTAATGATGATAATGGAGAAATTAGTCTTTGCACTCTTGCGGCAATCAACTGGGGAAAAATCAAAAAGCCCAGCGACTTTGAAAAGCCCTGCACGCTTGCAGTCCGTGCGCTTGACGCTCTACTTGATTATCAATCGTATCCTGTTAGAGCCGCTGAAGTGGGCACTCGCAACCGGCGCCCTCTTGGTATCGGGATTATTAATTTTGCTTATTGGCTTGCTCGTAATGATTCCAATTATTCCTCTCCTAATCTGGCTCTGGTTCACGAATATGCTGAAGCGTGGTCTTACTACCTAATCAAAGCATCTATTGATCTTGCTATTGAAGATTCACCTTGCCCAAGTCACAATCAAACAAAGTATTCTGCAGGACTCATGCCTGTTGATACATATAAAAAAGAAGTTGATGAACTAGTTGATCCAAACTATAAAATGGATTGGGCTTATCTTGCTCATCAAGCATATGAGCATGGTATTCGTAACTCAACACTAATGGCATTGATGCCTGCTGAAACATCAGCACAAATTAGTAATTCGACCAATGGTATCGAACCACCACGAGCGCTTGTATCAATCAAGCAATCTAAGGATGGCGTGCTTAAGCAGGTTGTTCCTGGTATTCGCACCCTAAAGAACAAGTATGAGTTGCTTTGGGATCAGAAGTCACCCGAAGGTTACTTAAAGATCATGGCGGTTCTACAGAAGTTCATCGACCAAGCGATCTCAGTCAACACATCTTACAACCCTGCACACTATGAGGACGGCAAGATCCCAATGTCTGAAATGATTAAACATCTATTGATGCATTATAAATACGGCGGCAAGACATTGTATTACTTCAATACCAATGATGGTGCTGGTGAAATTGAAGATAAACCACTAGCAAGCGGCACTGTCGATGAAGAAGATTGTGATAGTTGTAAGATATGAGATATAGATCTATATTCATTAGCGATATACATCTAGGCACAAAAGATTGTAAAGCCGATCTTTTAAATAACTTTCTAAAGCATAATTCTTGTGATACGCTCTATCTTGTGGGTGACATTATAGATGCTTGGAAGATACAACAAAACAAACTTAAATGGAAACAATCACATACGAATGTGGTCAGACGAGTATTAAAGTTTGCTAAGCACGGCACTCGAGTTGTGTATGTTGCCGGCAATCATGATGAGTTTCTTAGACCTATGATTCCATATGGTGTAAGTTTTGGTCGTATCGAAATATGCAACCAGATCTGTCATAATGGTGTTGATGGTAAAAGATATATGGTTGTTCACGGAGATCTGTTTGATGGCATCACACGACTTGCACCATGGTTGAGTTTTCTTGGCGATAAGGCATATGATTTTGTATTAGATCTTAACAGCCGTTTTAATTGGATTAGACATAGAATGGGGTTTGGATACTGGTCACTAAGCAAGTGGCTAAAGTATAAAGTCAAAAGAGCAATCGACTTCATGTTCAAGTTTGAAAAAACTATCACAACATATGCTGCAAGAAAAGGATATGATGGCGTTATCTGTGGACATATACATAATGCCGAAATCAAGATGGTTGATGATGTTATATACATGAATGACGGTGATTGGGTTGAATCTTGCACAGCACTAGTTGAACACTATGATGGTAAGTGGGAAATTGTAACATGGCAAGAATTGTAATTATAAGTGATACTGATATAGATCAGATAAATGGTGTAGTTACTACGTATAATAATACGATGCGAGAGTTAAGAGCTGCCGGACATATTGTTCATATGTTTGATTCTATGTGGGGAGGAAAGTGGTTTTCATTACCTTCGTATAAAGAAGTTAGGATTGTTCTTCAACCATGGAAAATAAAATTAATCCTAGATAGTGAAATGCGCTGGGATGCTAAGATACATATTGCAACTGAAGGTCCTATGGGGTTGTTTACAAGGTTGTATTTGAATTGGAAAAAGTATCCTTTCACTACATGTTATCATACCAAATTTCCTGAGTTCATCGAGAAAATTACTAAAATTCCTGCTAAGTTTTTCTATCCTTACTTTCGTTGGTTTCACAACAAATCTAAATGCGTAATGGTTCCGACTGAAGGCATGAAAGTATTTTTAGAAACCAAAGGATTTAAAAATATTAAAGTATGGACACGGGGAGTTGACCCTATTGTGTTCTATCCTGAGAATATTGTGGATATGGATTATATCGTATGTGTATCTAGAGTTTCAAAAGAAAAGAACTTAGATGCTTTTTGTCAGTTGGACTATCCTATGAAGGTCTTAGTTGGCGATGGTCCATACCTAGAAGAATTGAAGAAAAAATATCCGAATGTAATCTATGCAGGCAAATGCACTGGAGAAAGTTTACGGCGAGCTTATGCGGGTGCTAAATGCTTTGTTTTTCCTTCTCACGAGGATACCTTTGGGATTGTATTATTAGAAGCAATTGCTTGTGGCACTCCTGTTGCGTCTTATCCAGGTCCAGGATCATTTGAAGTATTAGAATATTCAAACGGCGTAATTTCAACAAATTTACAAGAAGCAGTCAACGAAGCTATTAAAAAAGATAGAAACGAAGTTTTTAAAACATCTAAAAAATGGACATGGAAAGCTGCAACAGAAAATTTTCTACAAAATGTATTATAATCTAGTTGACAAAGGACTGTAGATGGATTATATTAAAATAGATAATGACCAATGGAGCGATTTAAGTATTGTTTATAAAGTCATTGAATATAAAACTCGAATTGATTCTACTGCAGTTGACTTAGTATTAGAATATAATGGCGAAACTATTCAGCGCACAGTTGCAAATCATCAAATCGAATGGCTTGATCCTAAGGACTTTTAAATGTCAGTATTTGACACAGAACAATTCAATGCCACAGAAGAAAATTGCTTCTTTGGTAAAGCAGTAAACATCGCCCGCTATGACAAGCAGCGTTATAATATTTTTGAGAAACTAACTGAGAAGTCATTGGGCTTCTTTTGGCGACCTGAGGAGATCGATCTATCACGGGACGGCAAGGACTTCAAAGGGCTGACTGATCATGAAAAACATATTTTCACGTCCAATCTCAAGCGTCAAATCCTTTTGGATAGCGTGCAAGGTCGCGCCCCTTCGCTTGCTTTCCTCCCTATATGTTCGTTGCCGGAATTGGAAACCTACATCCAAACGTGGGCGTTCTTTGAGACAATTCATAGTCGCTCATACACGCATATCATTCGTAATGTATACTCGGACCCAAGTGCCGTCTTTGACGAGATGTTGGGACTCGAGGCTATATCGGACTGTGCCAAAGACATCTCAAAATACTATGATCGATTAATTACAGCTAATAATCAATTAGCGTTATTTACACCTGATAAGAGGGATAAGTATCGACATAAAGAAGCACTATGGTTGTGCCTCAATGCAGTCAATGCCCTGGAAGGTGTTAGGTTCTATGTCTCTTTCGCCTGCTCATGGGCGTTTGCTGAAGTTAAAAAGATGGAAGGCAATGCAAAGATCATCAAACTCATCGCTCGTGATGAGAACGTTCACCTAGCGGGAACCCAACAACTTCTCAAGATCCTTCCAAAGGAAGATGCTGACTTTGCAGCAATTGCTGAAGAAACAAGACAAGAATGTGTTGATATGTTTCAGGCAGTTATTCAACAGGAAAAGGATTGGGCACAATACCTATTCAAAGATGGGTCGATGATCGGTCTCAATGAGGAACTGCTATGCAATTACGTTGAGTGGATTGGTCACAAGCGTATGGCAGCAGTTGGGTTGAATGGCAAGTCAGTAGGCTCTAATCCTTTGCCATGGACACAGAAATGGATTGCTGGTAGCGATGTTCAAGTTGCTCCACAAGAGACAGAAATTACTTCATATATAAGCGGAGGCGTTAAGAAAGACGTTGACGGTGACACTTTCAAGGACTTCCAATTATAGGAGAAACCAATGGACGATTGGACAACATGCGACTCTTGCGAAGCAGAGTTTAAAATCATTACTGATGCAGTGATACCTATTGCTTGGTGTCCTTATTGCGGTGAAGAACTAACTATCGAAGTAGAAGATGAAGATTATGATCTAGACGACTGGGATCAAGGCGACCGGATTGAATTTTAATAAATACAACTTCACTGAATGAAGGTTGTATTGAATGTGGTTACTTGAAGATAATGAGTTTATTGATCCAGGTGACCACTTTGGTTACATCTATCTAATCACCAATCTATTGACGGGTAAGAAGTATATTGGTAGAAAGTATTTTACCAAAGCACATACTCGTCAAGTAAAGGGTAAGAAAAAACGTAGTCGTATTGAAAACGACTGGAAAGATTATTGGGGGTCCTGCGTTCCGCTACTTGAAGATGTGGCTGCGTTAGGACCCGACAATTTTAAACGTGAAGTCATCCGCTTGTGTAAGACAAGAGGGGAAACAAATTATTGGGAAGCAAAACTCCAGTTCGAGCATAACGTGTTAGAAGCTAAATTGGACAACGGTGAACCAGCTTATTATAATGGTAACATCTTAGTAAAGTTTACTAGACGAAACATAGGTAAGGTTAGTTAGGGGGTCCGATGTGTCCAATAAAATTCTTGAACATAAGCATCTAATCGTTAGAGCAGAGCTAAACAATCCACCACAATGTGCTGAAGCAATCCAGGAATGGATGAAGATGCTTGTGGATAGGATTGGTATGAAGATCCTGATGGGTCCATACGCTGTCTATAGTGATATGGTAGGCAATCGTGGATTGACTGCTGTTACTATCATCGAAACAAGTCATCTTGCGCTTCACGTCTGGGACGAAGTCGAACCAGCATTGATGCAATTAGATGTCTATACATGCTCAACATTAAATATTAAAGATGTATTTGATGCTATTGAAGCATTTTCTCCAACTAAAATCGAGTATAAGTATATTGACAGAGAAAATACCTTGACAATGCTCGATATGTGTGTTATTGATTAATAATCAACAAAGAAAGGTGACTTAATGGGTAAGAAAAGAAGTCGTAGTAAAAAGGTTTCTGCTGGTGTTCATTCAAATGTCAGCGCAGGAACACTAAGGCTAGTGCGTCAAGGTCGCACACCAGGTGAAAAACTAGCATTTAAATTGGATGCATGGCGCCGCGGTCAGAATCCTTGGATGTCTATTGATACAGGTGCTGTTGGTTCAAACGTTCGCTTTAAGCGCGTTCGTATGAATGAAATCTATGGCGATCCTAAGAAGATGGGTGTTGTGGTATAATGTATACTGTATACTCAAAGGAAAATTGCCCAGCATGCTCTAGGGCAAAGGCTCTTCTGCAGTCAAGAGGCTTAGAATACAAAGAATATATCATTGGTAAAGATGTTATGCGTGAGCATGTGTTAGAACTCTTTCCTGATATGAAGTCGGTCCCGATCATTATCGAGAACGGCGAACTAGTCGGTGGTTATGAACAATTGAATGAAAGGATTATTAATGAAGGAAGACAGTTCCTTACAGAGACAGGCTCTAACTGAGATTCTCAAAACACATGACCGAGTAAAGGTTGTGTTCACTAAGGTTAACGGCGATGAGCGCACAATGTTTTGCACTCTCAGCCCTAACATTCTCCCAGCACAAACAGATCTAGAAGAACAGGTTCAGGATAAGACACCTAACCCGGAGACGCTTGTTGTTTGGGATATCGAAGCAGAAGGTTGGCGGTCATTCCGTCTTGATTCTGTAATTCTATTCACTTATGATATGGTATATGATGAGGTTATTAAATGCAAATTATTGAAGGCAAACTAGTTAAAGCCGATATGAATACTAATGCTCGAGGTGGCACAGAACTTATGAGTGAGAGGCTTATTCAGTCACTCGACTCTGAATTGCTATCTAATTTTCAAATAGTAGTATCACGTCTGAAGTATCCATTAGATGATACAAAGATCAGGATTTATTATTGTCATGACCTACCAGGTGATCCTGAGTCAGAGCATTTAAAGAATGGCGGATGGAAGAAGTTTCATCGTCTAGTGTTCGTATCTAATTGGCAGATGCAAGCGTATATCAATGCATACCAGATCCCATGGTCGAAGTGCGCTGTTATTCAGAATGCTATCATGCCGATTGAACCGCATGAAAAACCCACAGACAAGATCTCTCTTGCATATTGGTCAACACCTCATCGGGGTCTAAACATTCTCGTCCCAGTGTTCGAAAAGCTCTGTGAGAAGTATGACAACATCGAACTCAATGTCTACTCATCATTCAATCTTTATGGTTGGCCTGATGCAGACAAGGACTTCGAACCATTGTTCGATAAGTGCCGTAGTCATCCAAAGATCAACTATCACGGAGCACTACCCAATGAGGAATTACGTGAGGAGCTCAAGAAGAATCACATCCTAGCATATCCATCGCTATGGGTTGAGACCTCATGTCTAGTTCTACAAGAAGCAATGTCTGCTGGTATGCTATGCGTTCACTCAAACCTTGGCGCTTTATACGAGACAGGTGCTAACTGGACAGCAATGTATCAGTTCCATGAAGATCCCAATGACCATGCAGCATACTTCTACATGAACCTAGACAGTGCTATCGAGCACCTCAATGAACCAGGTGTTCAGTCACGCATTGCAAGTCAGAAGGGTTATGCGGATGTGTTCTACAATTGGGCAATCAGGCAGACACAATGGAAGATGTTCCTACAATCACTATTGAATGAGCCTCGTGAGATCCCAGCGGACAATTCTGCTATGTTCTCATACAAGGTCGGATAAAAAAGTGCTTGACATTCATTCTCCTTTGTGTTATTATTAAAACATAATGATGATCAAAGGAGAATAATGTGGCTGTTAATACCATTCGTGAGAAGCGTAATAACAAGGCAGCATCGCTGGATGTAAAGTATTTGGGTGTTGAACCGAAGCCAGGGGGCGTTGTCGGAAGTGGATTTGATTCTGCTTTCGCCAGCGCCCTTCAATGGTATAATTATAACAATGAGCAGGAAGATCATAAGAAGGCTCTGCTTGAGTATCTTGCCATGATCGATGCTGATAAGACATATATCAAGCGTATTAAAACAGTTCCTAAGAATTATGTCATTGGGACGATTGGTGCTATCAGTCGGTTGCTTGTTCGCAAGTGGACAATGCCTGATGCTGTCATTGAGCGCCATCATGTGCGTATTGATGATCTGCTCAAGTATGCTGTTGCGGATAAGCCTGTTGTTGTTGAAGTAGATAAGCGTTACGTTCCTACCAAGGACGTTATCCTTAAAGGCATCATTGATGAGCAAATCGATGCATTGATGAATGATGTTGATCACAAGTATTCTCTCTATAATGAGTTGACAAAGGGGCAGTATTCTGCTATTGTGACTAATGCAATCATTCCTTGGTTGCAGGCATTGGTTGATGAGTTCGACCTTGAAGGTTATGAAGACCTTTCGAAGGTTACTAAGAAGAAGTGGGTTGCCTTTCATCAAGCAATGATTGATGATGCTACGCGCTTTGTCAACAACAAGAAGGCAGTTCGTGCTCCTCGCAAGAAGAAAACAATCAGCACAGAGAAGTTGATTGCCGCGCTTAAGTATCAGAAGGACTTCCCTGACCTTAAGATATCTTCGATTGCACCACAAATGGTCATTAAAGCAAAGCAAATTTGGATATATAATACTAAGTATAGAACATTGACCGTGTTCAATTCGCTAACCGAAGATGGCATGTCCGTCAAAGGAACTACCTTGATTAACTTTGACCCCAAGACGTCTGTAACAAAGACACTACGTAAACCAGAAGTATCGATCCAGTCGGTGCTTGGTGCGGGTAAGGTAGAGCTTCGTAAGTTGATGGATAACATCACAACCAAACCAGGACTTACGACTGGTCGCTTTAATGAAAACACAATCATTCTAAGGGCTATTGCATGACTAACGTAGTTGCTTTTCCGAAAGCACACAAAGACGCTCCAGCACAATCACTTGAGGAAGTTATTGAAAGGGTGTCTGAGAATAGGCGTGAGCATGTTAATCATATTGTTGATGAGTTAGGTTCCTTCTTTGTTGCCAGAGCATATGACGAAGGATTCCCGATTGATGGCGATGATTGCTTCAAAGATGTTATCCTAGTAATCGAAGCAATGCGTTCTGCAATGTATAAGTCAATAGGACTTGATCATCCAATGCAAGCTGTAGTAGACAGTGTTATCAGTTTAGGAGACGGAGATGCTGTGTCCTTGACTGATGACCAAATCAAAACAATTGAAGAACTAACGAAAGAATAAATTATGTTGATTGTTGACCTCAACCAGGTGATGATTTCCAATTATATGATACAGGTTGGGAACCATACTAATATGCAAGTAGATGAGAATCTATTCAGGCATATGGTGCTTAATAGCATTCGTGGTTATAAGAAGAAGTTTGGTAATGACTATGGTGAGATGATTATTGCATGTGACTCTCCACGCTCATGGCGTAAGGATGTGTTCCCATACTATAAGGCGAACCGCAAGAAGGCGCGAGATAGCTCTGATATCGATTGGTCAACGCTGTTTAACTCGCTCAATAAGGTTCGTGATGAACTAGGTGAATACTTCCCATATCGAGTCATTCGTGCTGAGCATGCTGAGGCAGATGATATCATCGGCACGCTTGCTGCTGAGTTCGGCAACACATCTGAGAAGATCCTCATCCTATCTGGTGACAAGGACTTTATTCAGTTGCAGGATTATATGAATGTCAGACAGTATGATCCAGTGCGTAAGAAGATGATCGAGCACAACAACCCAGCACGATATATCAAAGAGCATATCATCAAAGGTGATACGGGCGATGGTGTGCCTAACTTCCTAAGTCGTGATGATACATTTGTGACTGGTGTTCGTTCGAAACCTATCCGCACAGATAAGTTAGAGCAATGGGTTCGGATGCAACCTGCTGAGTATTGTGATGACCAAATGCTTCGTAACTGGAAACGTAATGAGCAATTGATCGACTTGAGTTTCACGCCACAATATATACGTGATGATATCATGAAACAATACACTGAACAGGCTGGTAAAGGTCGTGACAAACTTTTCAATTACTTTATTGAAAACAAACTTAGTAACTTAATTAACGATATAGGTGACTTCTGATGAAACTTGGTATTGGCGAAATTCTAAAAAACGCCGCAGCAAAAAAGACAGCACAAGAAAAGATTGAATATCTACGTGCTAACTACAATCCCACACTAGGAACAATTCTACAAGGCGCCTATGATGATGGTGTTGTTTGGGATCTGCCGCCTGGTGCGCCTCCATATAAACCTAGCGAGTTGGTAGATCAAGAAAATCAGTTGTATACTTCTGCCCGCCGTCTATATCTATTTGCTGTTGGGGGACATGATACATTGAAACCTCTTAAGCGTGAAGCACTCTTTATTGAAATGCTTGAGTCAATAGCACCTCTTGATGCTGAAGTATTAGTTTCAATGAAAGACAAGAAACTGCCGCACAAATCACTAACAAAGAAATTGATTAGCGAAGCATTTCCAGGACTAGTAGAAGATGTCGAAGCATAAGAAGTTTAGTAATTGGTATTATGATGAGGAAGAAGAATTTCATCAGGAAGCAGTCATTGATAGACGTAAGCGTCTAGTAGAAAAGCGCATGAAAACTGCGCTAAAAGAACGCAATATCGATAAGCTCTTAGAGCTGGAAGATGATAACTGATGCCATTTTATAAGTTTGTTAATCATGATACAGGTGAGGAGTGGGAAAAATTGATGGGCATTTCTGCTTGTGATGTATATCTAGAGCAGAACCCAAACATTGAGCGATTGTTCAATGGCGGTCCTATGATTGTTGGAGGCTACAATGATCGAGCAAAAACAGACAACGGGTTCAAAGAAGTATTGTCTAAGATCGCTCAAAACAATCCAACATCGGAGCTTGCAAAGCAGTATGGGGCAAAGGATGTCAAATCTGCTAAAACTCGTCAAGCAGTAGAAAAATTTCAGAAGAAGAACCCAATGTAATGATCACAGAAACTCAGCCTCGTTTAACCAAAAGAGAAAAAAGATTACAAAGGCAAGCGGCAGGAGGAGTTGAACAACAAAATTTGATTCCATCACCTTCGTTCAATATGAAACGAATCTCGCCTAAGACAAAAAATCAAAGCAAAACATTTGCTGCTTTTGGTGCCAACAAACATCTATTCCTTCACGGTTCTGCCGGAACAGGTAAGACATTCATCTCGCTATATCTAGCATTAAAAGAACTGTATAATCCCGAGTCGTTACAAAAGAAAGTATTCATTGTTCGATCCGTTGTTCCGACTAGGGATATGGGTTTCCTACCAGGCAATGCAAAAGAAAAGACAAAGGTGTATGAACAACCTTACTATTCTATTTGCACTGAGTTGTATGAGCGCGGCGATGCCTACGATATTCTAAAGCAAAAGAATGCTGTTGAGTTCATGTCCACCTCATTCATTCGTGGTGTGACTCTAGCAAACTGTATTGTGATTGTCGATGAGGCACAGAATTTAGATTGGATGGAGTTGCACTCTATCGTTACTCGTGCTGGCGAAAACTGCCGCTTTATTTTCTGCGGCGACTATAAGCAAGATGACTTGACTTCTGAACGATATAAAGAAGAATCTGGGATCAAAAAATTCATGAAAGTTATCAGTAAGATTGATGACTTCTCACTAGTAGAATTTTGTAGTGATGATATCGTAAGAAGTAAATTGGTCAAAGATTATATCATTGCCTTAGAAGAACTCAATATACAATACTGATATGAAGATTATATAGTTCTTGAGTAAGCGTGCTGCAGAGCGCTTCATAGAACAAAGTGAGCGAAACAAAAAAATATTTCAGGGTGATGGGAATCCGATGCACGGGAAGAGACATTCTGATGAAGCGAAACGTTTAATATCAGAAAAAGCAAAGCAGCGACCCAAGGTAAAATGTGTCTGTTGTGGGTTCGAAAGCTCTCCAGGAATGATTTCCAGATGGCACAATAACAATTGCAAAAACGGTTGACATTAATTCGAAAGTGATGTATAAGTATATTATGAAAACATTTAAAACAATTCCATTTAATAGCATCGAAGATTTATCCACAATAGAAATCAATGGTAGTCGTCACTATCAGACACCTCATGGTGATTTTGCATCGGTGACGACTATCCTTGATAAGATGTCTGATAAGACAGCATTGATCGAATGGCGTAAGCGAGTAGGTGACGAAGCAGCGAATGCTAAGACAAAGCGTTCGACCGATAGAGGTTCTGCTGTTCATGCTATGTGCGAGGATTACATTCAAGCAAAGCCAATGCTGCTCAATGAGAAGATGCCTTTCCTAGTTGATATGTTCAAGCAGATTCAAAAGGTGCTTGACGAAAAGGTAGATAACATTCGGGGCATCGAGATTGCTTTGTATTCAAAACAATTCAAAGTCGCTGGTCGTTGTGATCTGATCGCTGACTATAATGATATTCCATCGATCATTGATTATAAGACATCTGATAAGTATAAGCGTGAGGATTGGATTGAAAACTATTTCCTTCAATGCTCATTGTATTCATATATGTTATGGGAAATGACTGGACATTTGACTAAGCAAATCGTATTGCTAATAGCATTAGAAGATTCGCCTCATTGTCAAGTCATAGTCAAGAAACCATCTGCATATATAGAAAAAGCAATCGATATGGTCAAGGACTATCATCGTATTCACGGATAAGAGTTTGCCCTTGTAGCTCAGTTGGTAGAGCGCCACACTTGTAATGTGGATGTCCGGCGTTCGAGTCGTCGCGGGGGCACCATTTTTTGAAAGTAATTTATTATGAAACCATTAACATGTATAGTATGCGACTATCAACCAGTAGAAGCAATGAACAATACAACCAATCATCCATATAAAGCAACAGCATTTATTACTCGTGGACACTATGGTTCAACGTTCTTTGACCCGATGGATGGTTCTTATATAGAGATCAATGTATGTGATGAATGCCTAGTCAAAGCAAAAGCAAAAGGTCAACTATTGTATAATAAATAAAAGAAAAAGGCAAATCGATGTTATCTTTTTCTAAATTCAATGAAAGCAAATCTGCTCCATTATATCACGGCACAAACTTTAAACCATTGACATTCCAAAACAAAGGATTCTGGGAAGGTGGTGCCGGTAGTATATTATTGCAAGGATACATTGCTCCTAGTAACAACGGATATGTTTCTGCTAGTAGAGATCTAAAATTCACAAAAGCAGTTCATGGATGGGAATGTTACTTTATATTAGATCAAGAGAAGATATCTAATAGACAAAAGATAGTTCCTACTGATTGGCATATGGGAGGATCAGTTCCAGATGACTCTGATCAACAACCAGGTGACAGACATGCTCATTACAGCAGATCAGAGTCAGAAGAAGCAATCAAAGGCAAAGTGCCCATAAGCAATGCAACAACATTAGTCGTTCAAAAGAACTTCTGGGATAATTTCGCTGGTCCTATGACACAAAGTGAAAAGGATTATGAAGAAGATCTTCCTAATGTGCCAGCAGGCCTGTATGATGGATTGCTTTACAAAGACAGAATGATGAATGTAAAGAAGTTCAAAGCACTATTAAAGAAGTATGGTATCAAACTAGAAGTCAAAAAGTATAATCATGTATGAGTTGTGGTATAGTATAGTAACAGACACAAGATGTTGTGGCATTTAAAAATGGTATTTAATTTAATTAACAGGCGATTGAAGAGACATGGAAAAAGACGTAAAAGACTTCATTATAGCGTGTGAGCAGGTATCTGACGCCGAGACGCCGTATTTGTATCAGAAGCTCATGGCAGAAGAATACGGAGAGTTTCTAACGGCAACGACTTTTAGTGACGAAGTAGAGACGCTAGACGCTTGTATGGATCTGATCTGGGTTACTCTAGGCTACTGCATCCATAAGGGCTATGATATCGAAGGTGCTTGGAAAGAAGTCGCTCGTAGTAATATGGCGAAGGTCGATCCGGAGACTGGTAAAGTGAAGCGCCGCAGTGATGGTAAGATACTAAAGCCAGCTGATTGGACGCCGCCTAACTTAGCTCCAT